CATCAATTGAAAGCATTGTTGTAATTAATTCTATCATACTGCTAAATGTGTTCTATTTACACTTATATATTTATCACTTATATCTAGTGCTATATTTGGCTCTATGTAAACTTCCATGCCGTTAGTATTAAAATCTGCACCTACTGGTAGATTAGCACTTAAACTAATGATATCATCGTTTCCACTACCTTTTAATAATGGTATTGTAATAGCACGGTATATCATTGTATTTACTACAAATTTTAAATGCACATAATTATCAGAACCTACTGGCGTTACTATTGTACAACCAAAATCAACGGAGAGCACATCGTTTTCTTGTATTGGCGTTACCTTTCCATTAGTATCTAATAATGTTAACCCACCATTTGATTCAGAAGTTCCAACTATAGTAATTAAATTATCTGATGCTGTTAAACTTTGAGTAGCTGCTTGAAATTTACTTTCATATCCTGATGAAGCATAACGCTCATTAAAATTGTCGTTTACTTTGTCTAATGCATCACGTAATACATCACCAGTACCATCGTTTGCTGTTGCACCTATATTGATTGTTTGTTTAGCCATTGTCTGCTGTTATTAAATTTGTGTCTGCTGTTATTATGTTATTATCTGCTGAAATTACATTAGGTTCTTGAAATACTACATATTTAGGCTCGTTTAATTTATCGTTAACCTGAATTATTACCGACCTAATAGCACCTGTGTTATTAGCTGTTAAACTGTAGTTTATATTGGTAACTGCTGCGTCTGTTTTACTTTTATCTAATGTTATAAAAGAAGTTCCAAATCCATTATCTACTAGACTTATGGTTTGATTAATTAACCCTATGTATTGAGCATCATAATTTATTGCACCGCCTGATAATATATCTATGGCATTTCTAAACATAGAAGTATTTAACGTGTCTGATGCTAATGGTGCGTCATAAATATCATTAATCAATTCTAATGTATCTTCACGCTCTACTAAGTTGCTTGATATTTTACTAATTATAAAGCGTCTATCTTTTATTATAAGCCTATCATTTAATTTTAAATTAGATAATAGATAATCTGGTAGTATTGCTTTGTATTTATAGTTTCTACGCTTTACACTAAATATATCTGTAATGTAGTCATCATAATAACGCTTGTAAATAGTATTTGGCATAACACCATAAGTAAACTCATTGACTTCTGCATTGAAGTTAAGATTAAAACTGTTTTCATTTATAACGTAACTATGCGAAGGCATAAAAGCAGAGTTTATTTGCTCATATACCCCATCGTTTAAAAACCCTAAAGTGTTTGCAGTAATAAAAGTCTTATCTGCAAAGAACATAAAAGCATTACCAGATATCGGTTCAATTTCTCTATTAAAATATGGCGTGTATTGTATGTTAATATTTGAATTGTCATTTAAATCTACTAACCGGTCATGTATAGGGTTTTCAAAGATGCACTCAATATCTAATACATCACCATCTACTGATTGTAAATCTTGCCCAGCTTCATCAGTCAACTTAAATTCTAAATCGCCATACTGCAAATTATTACTTTGTCTAAATTGCTCTGCAATTATCTGTTCGCTTTTTTCAAATTTAAAGTTTATTTCACGGTATATTTTACCACGATTTACTGTTTTCTTTTTTAAGTCTACAAATTGAGTAACATCATATATTTGACCGGAACTATACCAAGACTGTAAATCTTCTATATTTATATCCTCACCATCTGCAACTGCTGTAAGATTAAAAGTTTTAAATAATGATGTCAGTAATTCATAAACCTTAATCTCTGGCAGTAATTCATTTATATTAATAACTAAATCAATAACTTGGTCTGTGTATGAATTTGGAGGATAAACGTTACCTTGTATAATACTAAAACCATCTAAAGCCTTATATTCAAATCTAGTATCTGCATCAAACTCAAAATCCTCTTGCGTAACTACTTCTGCTTTTACACTCCACTCTTCATTAAAATCTAATGTTATTTGTGCTTGGTCATCACCAGTTGTAATGGCAGATGATACTGCCAATTGATTATTGTAATACAAGTTAATTTTGTATTCTACATTTTCAAAACCTGCTTTTGGTCTTATAACTGTAATATATCTATATTGATAACCTATGCCAACGGGTGGTTCAAATGTTCCACTTAACTCTTCAAATACTTTTAAACCTGTAGATAATGATTCTACTTCTTTATTAAGATTTATGTATATGCTTTTAAATATCCATGAATCAAAAAAAGCACTATTAAAATTAAACCCATATTGCTCTTCAATAGCTTTTACAATTAGATATAATTTTATAGCTGGTTTTAAATTTCTGCTATCTATTCCATCGTTTCTGCTAACATCATAAGCTATATTGACTAACTGGTCTGTAGAAGTATTATCTGATGGATTACTATTATATAAATACTGCCTTTTATAACTTATTAATGGAAATATAACTGCCTCGGTGTATGTTTCACTATCAACTGTAAAATCTAAGCCATTTGTTAATCCATCCTTTACGATATCACCACTATAATCGTTGTTAAAATTACTAAGCCAAAGTAAATCTTTTAACTCATCGTCATCTATTAAATCTTTTATATTTACAATGTTACCAAAGAATGTAATTTTATAGCTTGTAGGCTCGTTATTTTCAACCTCTGCACCATCTAAACGTATCTTACCAAGTTTAAAATCTAAAGTGTTAACGGATATACTGCCCTTTATTCTTAACCTAGCATCAAAACCGTTATCTATATCAGCATTATAAAAATACTTAAATATCTCGTTGTTTCTTGCTGATGCAGGTACGCTAAATGTCTGCGAGTAATCACCAAATACTTTCGAAATATCATTAACATCTTGAACTGATTGCGTTACATTAATGCTTTCATCATCAAATAAATCTAACTTTTGCCCTTGTATGTAAACTTCTACAGTCATTAAATGTTATTAATTGTATTAAATGCGTAATCGAAATCTATATTGTATTCTACTTTTTGGTCATTCAATCGTGTCTTATATTGTAACGTGCTTGTTGTAACTCTTACAGGTGTTAGTCGTTTGTTAATGTCATCCCATAAGTAAACCGTATCACTCAATATTAACTCTTTTAAGAGCGTATTTTGATTTTCACGTATAAAACCACTACTTAATGTAAAAGAATCGTTTCCTATTACGTTAATGTCTTTAATCTGATGTTTAGTGATGTCATAAGACCCATCTGAAACGTAGTTATTTATAAACTCTGATTTTTTAATATTAGTTTTATCTACGACCTTTCCGAACATACCTACCACATCAAAGAACCCAAACTTATTTTTAAAAACTACTGTTTTAGGAGTTTGCTCACATTCTTCTATAATATTATAAGTTACTCTGTGTAAACCCCCTCCATTTATAACCAAGTCAAAATCGATTAATGTGTCATCAGTTAAATTGTTTACATCAATCATCATATACTGCACATAATTAGAACTATCATTTGAAGTGGTTAAATTTACTAATAATCCTATCTCGGTATTTGGTAAACTTAATGCTCTAATTTGTGAATAATAACCATCATTTAAAAAAGGGAATATGATTAATCCGTTTTTCCCGATTCTACGATTATCTACAGATGTTAAATATCTCGTTGTTTTGCCTGATATTAAAGCAGGGTTAATGCCTTGCTCAAAATATCCGTAACCATTAGCAGCACCAAATGTACCAGTTACAGTAGTTACTTCTTCTACAGGGTCAACATAACTAGCAACATAATCAACCCACTTAAACTCGTTGTTATTAGGACTTACTAAATTAACATCAGATGTTAGTGTTAACTCTAGCTGACTATCTAAACGAGATTTCACTAATTCTGATATATTAGTATTAAACTCTGAATAATCAACTGTAGGTCTTATTTTAGTTAGAGAAACCGTTGGGTCGGTTGGTGGTGTATTTATATCACCATTCCATATCTTCACATCAATTGTCGCACTTGTTGTGGTGTCAAAATAAAAAGGCGTTGTCACATAATGTGGTGAGCGTGTTAATATACTTTGTAATGTAATTAATTCTATAGGTGCAACGTAGTTTTCAAATGTAACTATATAATCAGTCCCATTAACTAAACTTGAACTGCCATCACTTGCTTTAAAACCAACAAAATCTTGACCTAATGTTTCAGAATCAATTTGTATTATATTTGAATCAGTTGCTGTAACATATCCAGATGGATTATCTAAATCAAATGCAGCTTTAAAATTAGTTGCAGTTGTTTCCCCTGCTGTTCCTGTTGGCGTTCCTACAGTTACCTCAAAAGGATTACTGCGAGTTGCTACCCAGTCCCAACCTTGAAGTGTAAACGTACCACCCTGCAATGTTCTAATTGAACACGAATAATCTAGTTCAAAATCAATTAAAAATTCTATTGTTATTCTACTATATTCTGCCATTATTCTTTTATTACAAATTCTATAAAGTCATCTACATCTAATGCATAGGCTTCTACTAATTCCTCTGGTAGTGTTGCAAACAGTTTTTCAAATGGTTTACTGAAAAACTCTGTCGGCTTTATACCTCTTTGATATATTATATTTTGAACTGCAAACGCTCTACTGTTTAAATCTCTACTTCTAAATTTACCTGTCTTTTGTTTTAACCAAGTTTTTAAAAATTTTACTGGTGGCTTTTTATTAGTGTACTTATAACCTTTTAAACTCTTCCCTTCTTTAACACCCTTTACACCGTAGTTTAAAAACTCACCGTAGGCCTTTTTTGAATCTCTCGCCTTTGGTAATATAAAATCAGCCTCAAAACTATTCTTGCTTTCCTTTATAGAATAGTCCATTTTATTGATTAAATCACCAGATGCTTTGTGATTACCTTTTTTTAGATTGGCTCTTGATTCTTTTATAAGTTCTTTAAAAAACCTTTCTAGTTCTTTCTCTAAATTTACTGCTTCTAACATACTGCTGTGAAATCATCTGGAACATCAATAGTCCAAGTTTCTTGCCACCCATCTAAACCGTTGCCCATTGCATAAGTAATACGCTCTGCACCTGTAGCATCAGCTAGTGTAATATCGTTTCTTAAATAGTCCTTTATAGTTTTATCTCTTGCCAATTTTAATATGCTGAAACAATCATTCCATGAATCGTGCCTTGTATCATTGTGCCAAAACCTATCTTTTAAATCTTTCTTATTTACATCACGAATATCCAATACGTTTATGGTTACTAAAAACCGACTAAGTGCTGTTGTGTTTTGCTCGATAAATGGTGATGTTGTAATATCAATGTGGACCAGAATAAATAAGTCTTTTTTCCATTCCTCAAAATCTCCAGTAACAACATTATTAACCCTGCTATCTGCTTGAAATAGGTTGTATAAATATTGCAGTACTTCGTAATATGTATTCATCGTTTTTTAATTAATTGACTTTCTAATTTATTTTTATCTGCTTCAAAACTTAAAAATAATAATGCCTTATGCAGCCTTAAATTCTCAGCATCCTCAAATCTGAAAATGCTTCCTCCAGCGAGTTGGTAAATGTTTTGATACCAACCCCATTTTCTACCAAACTCTGCAACCTCTGGTCTTGATGTACCTCCTCCTTTATAAAGTTCGGGATACAATTCAGTAAGTCGTAGAACAAATTGTGTAAAAAAAAATAAGCACCAAACACTACATCCATTGTAAAATCTAAACTTTCACCAGCTTTATATTCATCAATCAAATAAGTATTATTTACCTTTGTTGTTATTGGTCTATACAACACGCCCATTAATTTATCTATTTGCTGCCAGTCTTTTAAATAACCATCTGCATCTGCTTGTTCTTTTACTGTTATGTCATCTATATTAGGTATAAAACCGTACAATAAGCCATTGTGACGAACTTTATTTATTAATTGTAGATCATCAGTCTCAAAGTCGAAAACC